GTTTTCTCAAAAAAAGTTTTCCCAAAAAAGGCTCTATTAAGGTATATGTAATTTAGGTTTTTCTTAGGAGGTTCTATGCAGTCAGTTGGTCAGCTAGAAAAGCGAATCCGTAGGTGCGGTAATTCTCTACATAAGAGGATGCAGGTACACGAAAAGGAATTGGAGGTACTGGCTGAAGCGGTTGACGCAGTTGAGGATTCTATGTTCCGGTTGCGCGACTTAATGTCGCCTGACAAGCCACTCAAGAAGGTTAAGAAGGGCAAGGAATGAGCCGCTGGAAGAAGGTTGCTGTTTCACGTTCTCCCGGCGAATGGGTTATGTTGGCTTCCTGCCCGTTACGTTCTTGGGCAAAGCTGCGTGAGGCGGTTGATAAAGGTGAGTATTTCATGGCGCAGAGGCGCACTGGGCCTTCTGCCTTTGAGTTGTTAGTGACACAGGCAAGAAAGGTTAAGACGCATGTATAAGAAGAAAGCAAAGAAGGTTAAGAAGCCAAAGCAGGGCAAGAAGTCTCCTTATAAGAAGAAGAAATGACTGAGTTTATACTGGAGACAAGCCGCGCTTCTAAGTTCGTTGAGGGGCTTTCCTTTAAAGACCATATGCTGCTTCGCCGTGTTGCGAAGGCGGTGCATTATAAGATGTGTGGCGTCAGGCAGCGTGAGTTAACGAATGAGCAAGCAGACAGGCAGATTGAATCGTGGGGGCCGCGTGTTCTGGAAAAGAGGTTACGCCTTGCAGTTGAAAACCGGCGTATGTGGGAAGAAGCCCAAATTCGGTGATATATGGATTTTAATTACAAGCCGGGTGGCGATGTCTTGCTCCGCTTTATGCGAGACGATTCGTTCATCAGGGGCATCATGGGGCCTGTTGGCAGCGGTACGTCGAGTGCGTGCTGTGCTGAGATATTCCGTCGCGCGGCTCAACAAGATAGAGGATTGGATGGAAGGCGTAAGACCCGCTGGGGAGTGATAAGAAACACCAACCCTATGCTGAAAACTACGTCTATCAAGACGTGGCTAGATTGGTTCCCAGAGCATGTGTTCGGAAAGTTCAACTGGACGGTCCCGTATACGCATAACATCAAGATTGGCGACATTGATTGCGAAGTCTTGTTCCTGGCGCTTGATAGGCCGGATGATGTTGATAAGTTGCTGTCTCTGGAGTTCACAGGCATTTGGGTTAACGAAGCACGCCAGATACCCAAGGCTGTAATTGACGCCTCCTCGATGAGGTTGGGCCGGTTCCCCAGTATGAAGGACGGTGGGCCTACTTGGTATGGCATGATTATGGACACCAACGCACCGGAAGAAGACCACTGGTGGCCTATCATGGCGGGGATGACACCAATCCCTGAGAATATCCCGCATGAAGAGCAACTCATGCTACGCAAACCGCCGGATTGGTCGTTCTTCCAGCAGCCTCCCGGCATGCTTGAGATCATGGACAGCACTGGTAAGGATATTATTGGGTATAAGATCAACCCGGTTGCTGAGAATGTGCAGAACCTGACGCCCTCCTACTACGAAAAGATAGTGCAGGGGAAAACAAAGTCTTGGATTGACGTTTATATATTGAACCGCCTTGGCAGCATTGAAGAGGGGCGGCGTGTTTACCCGACGTACAACGATGAGGTGCATGTAAGCACTACCCCGCTTGAGTACATTGAAGGCATTCCCTTATTTGTTGGCATGGACTTCGGCCTTACGCCCGCAGCGGTCTTTGGACAGCGCTTATCTAATGGCAGATGGGTTATGCTGGGCGAATTAGTAACGATGGACATGGGAACGCAGCGCTTTGGTGAGCTATTGCGCTCTGAATTGCATAAAAGGTTTCCCGGTGTAGGCGATATTCACTTCTATGGCGACCCTGCTGGCGATCAGAGGGCGCAGACTGACGAACGGACCCCGTTTAGAATACTAAAGTCCTTGGGTATTAACGCTATGCCCACACATACAAACGACCCGGTGGTGCGTATAGAATCCGTTGAGAGCATGCTTAACCGGATGGTCGATGGGCTCCCCGGCTTGTTGCTTGACCCTAGCTGTAAGACGTTAAGGCAGGGGTTTAGGAGTGGTTATCACTACCGTAGGTTGGCAGTTAGCGGCGAGGCGCGTTATGAAGACAGGCCGAGCAAGAATAAGTTCAGCCATGTGCATGATGCGTTGCAGTATTTGGCGCTTGGTGGCGGGGAAGGGAAGGCAGTTCTAGGCGTGTCCCCCTTGAAGGCATCTCGCGTTATGAAGCGCGACTTCTCTGTGTGGGATATGCGCGGATCGAAAAAGAGGGCAGGATGGTCGAACCTCCGGCAAGGTGGTTTATAGGTTTTATCGATGGTGACGTTCCGAAACCGTGGCGTTGGCTTACGCGCCCCGGCTTTCGCCATTGTTTTTGCTTTTATTATATGGCGGAAAGGGAATGCTGGTGGTTTTTAGAATGGTCTTCCTACCGCTTGCATATAGAGGCATTGGAAGGCGAACAGATAGACAGTATTTTTTACATGCTTCGTACTAAGGGGGCTTGTATTGAGATTAATAGTCAAGAATTGCCCCCAGCTACAAAGCATGGCACTATTCCAATCTACTGTGTATCATGGATCAAACAACTTTTAGGCTTGCGCGGCTTTATACTTACGCCTTATCAGTTGTTCTGTGCTTTAAAACGCTACGGCGGCACGGTTATTTACGCGCAGAAAGGAAATAGTCATGGGTAGTATTTTTGGCGGAAGACCCAAGGCTCCCGCACCTGATCCAGAGCTTGCAAGACTGCGTGAAGAGAACAAACGCAGGGCAGAGGAAGAGACATCGCGCCTAGCTAGGGCAGCGCAAGAGGAAAAAGACGCGGTGCAGCGGCGGCTACGCGGTAGCCGTTCCCTGTTTGCCAAGGGGCAGGCGGGCTTTGACGATGATGACAAGGTGCAAGATACCTTGGGACGTGCGTAATGTCGGTATCAGATGACTTATCCCGGTTTGAGCGAGCAAAACACAGGCGGCAGACATGGGAAAGTGTCTGGCAAGAAATCTACGACTACACGATGCCAGCGCGAGACGGGTTGCGTGAGTTCTCCCCCGGCACGCGAAGGGACGATCTCATCTTCGATGAGACGGCAGTCGTTGGAGTTCAAGAGTTCGCCAGCCGCATGCTTGCAGGCATGGTGCCGGATAATATGCGGTGGATACGCCTAGCCCCCACCCCCGCTGTCATGCGAAATATGGAAGACGTTGATGTTGCATTTCTGCAAGGGCAGCTAGACGAAGTTAACGCAGAGGTATTCCAATATCTCCAATCGTCTAACTTCCAATCAGAAGCATTTGAAAGTTTTCTTGATCTTTCGCTAGGCACGGGAAATCTGACCTGTTGGGAAGGCAGCGCCACGCAGCCTTTAAGATTCCAAAGCGTGCCTACGCATGAAGTTTACTTGGGAGAGGGGCCGTTTGGTAATGTAGATACGCAAATGAGATTGCGTAAGGTAGAACCAAGCGAGGTCAAGATTATTTGGCCGGCAGGGCGAGTAACAAAGAACATGAGCGACAAAATGGGGGCCATGGCTAGGGGCCACATGAACCCCGCTGAAAACAATAAGATAGATATTGTCGAGATAGTGTCGCGAGATTGGGATAGGCCCGAAGAAGAGGTCTATCTATACAAGGTCATAGATAAAGAAGAAAAAGCCTACATATTTGAGGATGAATTTGTAGGCATAGGCTCTAATCCGTGGATATCTTTCCGCTGGAGCAAGGGTAGCGGTGAGATTTATGGGCGCGGCCCAGCATTCAACGCTATGAGTGCGATTAAAACGTGCAATTTGACAGTTCAGTTAATCCTTGAGAACGCAGAAATGTCGATTGCCGGGATATGGCAGAGCGACGATGACAGTGTAATCAATTCTGACAACATCCGTTTAGTTCCCGGCACCGTTATCCCGCGTGGCGTTGACAGTACTGGTCTACAGCCGCTTTCACCCGGTGGGGATTTCAATGTTGCCGATCTTGTGCTGAAAGATCAGCGGCATAACATCAATCGGGCTCTGTATAACGAGACTTTAGGGCGGCGGGAAGGCACACCTATTAGTGCGACAGAGGTTGCCGAGCGTATGGCTGAATTATCTAGGCAGGTTGGCAGCGCACACGGGCGGTTACAGAAAGAAATGGTTTTCCCTGTCTATAAACGTGCTGTTTATCTGCTAAGGGACCAAGGGCGCATCGAATTACCTACGTTAAATGGGCAGGACATTGAATTACAGGCCGTTTCTCCCCTAGTTAGGGCTCAAAGAAACGAGGATATCGCCCAGCATGTCAATTATGCGCAGATGTTAGGGCAGTTATTCGGCGGTGCGGCTATACAAAACATGCTAAACCCGCAGAAATTTGCTGAAAAGCTGGCATATTGGTATGAAATCGACAACGATTTGCTAACAACAGAGGATGAGCAGCGCAGTAATGTGCAAAATCTCGTAGAACTTGCGGGTGGAGCGAGTGAAGCCGGGGTTGATCCCATTAGCGCAGCACAAACATTGCTTCCATGAGCCAATCCGATAGCGGAAAACGAAAAACAAAAGCACCAGCGTACTTTATAGACGGTGTTATCAGGCCAAAAGAGGCCGAATATAAGATAAATCAGGTCTTGCGAGAGACTTTTAAGACCGATGCAGGGCGGGTAGCTTTAAATTACCTCAAAGAAATCACGTTATACACGGTTCATCCTGCCGGAACCGACGCTAATGTGTTAGCGCATACTGAAGGTGGGCGGTATTTGGTTGGTTTGATCCGCAAAAGAATCAACGATGCAGAGAAGGGGCTTCCTAATGTTTCATAAACTATCGAATCCTAAGATATTGCGTGCGCTTGATAGCGAGGGCGGCGGCGGTGACGCCGCTGCGGCAGAATCAGCCGCGCCAGCCGAAGAAGGAGGTGCGCCAGTTGAGGCGGCTGAAGGAGAACCCGCATTACTTGCCGGGAAATACAAAGATGCGACTGCTTTGGAAGAGGGTTACAACCAACTTCGCACGGCTTACGATAAGAAAACGGCAGACATCAAAACGGATGTGGAAAAAGAAGTAAGAGGGCAGATTGAATCCGAGTATCAGCTTGTAGCTAAAGGAGATATCCCTGAGAAATCAGAAAACTACAAGTTTAGCCCGCCGGAAGGCTTGATACCGGAGGGGTATGACTTCAGCATGAAAACGGATAACCCGGTATTCCGCAAATGGCAGGAAAAAGCCCACGATATGGGCCTTACACCGGAACAGTTTAATGAAGTGACCTCTATCTACGTTGAAAACGAAATGTCTCTTTTGCCAGACCCTAATGCCGAGTTGGAGAAGCTGGGAGAGAACGGCAGGGCGCGTGTAGACCGGGTGGATATGTGGTTATCCAAGCATTTAGATGCAGATTCGTACATATCCATGTCTAATTTCTCTGGTGAGGCGTCGTTTATTACGGCGATGGAGCAGATTATTAGAAAAGCTGGGCAAGCTGGCGGCGATACTGAAGGGGTGCAAAGCGATACTCCGCTATCCCGCCCAGAATTAGAGGCAATGATGAAAGACCCGCGCTATCGTGACCCGCGACATCGGGAAGATGCGTATGTAAAAAGGGTAACGGAGGGTTTCCGTTCTCTGCCGTCTTAACCGGCTAGGTTGGTTGCCTCTGCCAGCTAGGCTGGTATGGGGGTCAGGTTCCCTCCCTCCCTCCTGACCCCCTTTTTATTTATTGTGGACATCTATTAAAAGTATTGTATTTTTAAAGAGTACAGGCCCGAAGTATTCTTAGGGCGGCCCCTGTGGGATACCCGCCCGACGATCTTAGGACACCCTGCTTGGTGAAACCTTGATTGTGGAGTATGGCAATGGCCTTTCCCGATATTGATGATGCTTTCGTCAAGCAATTCGAAAGCGAAGCGCATATTGAGTACCAGCAAATGGGCTCAAAATTGCGTAACACCGTTCGCACCAAAGCAGGTGTGACGGGTGAAAGCACTACATTCCAAGTGATTGGTAATGCAGTTGCCGGAACCAAATCACGTAATGGCGATATTCCAGTGCAGGATGTATCGCATGCACCAGTTGAGTGTACTCTGCAAGACCGGTACGCCGGTATCTATGTGGATGATCTTGACGAACTCAAAATCCAGCATGACGAGCGCGGCGCGCAAGCGACCAACCTTGCTGCTGCGATGGGCCGTGACACGGACGAAATCATTACTACGGCAATGGATGCGTCCGCCAATTCAGCAAACGCGACTAACAGTGTATGGACCGCTGCTGCTGCACCGATTGCAATCATGGAAGCTATGGGTAATGCCAGTATCCCGTTCGACGGGCGGCTTTACGCAGCGGTTCCATGGGAAGCATGGGGTGACCTCATGGACATCGATGAGTTTTCAAACGCGGATTATGTCCCGTCTGAGAAGCTCTGGTTTGAGGGCGTAACTGCTAAGAACTGGCTTGGTTTCCACTGGTTCCCGCATGAGAACCTGCCCAAGAGCGGCGTGGACCCGAAAGCGTTTTTCTACCACGCTTCGTCTACCGGGCATGCACTTGGTAAGGACTTCATGTC